CGGTGACGGCGATGGTGACGGCGACGGTGACGGGGATGATAACGGTGGCGGCGATGGCGGTGGCGGCGATAAAGATGACGAAGAAAGCGAATGGCTGAAATGGCAAAAAGAAAAAGGAATGCGAAGCGCCGAAGGCGCAATGCGTGGATTCTTCGCTAAATTCTTTGGAGCTAAAGACGGCGACCAATTAGCAACATGGGCAGTAAGCCAAATAGCTTTAGGTTACGACGCCGAAACACTCATTATGCAAATGAGATTTGGTAACCCAACCGCCAAAACAACTGATTCAATGTATCTCCCACAAGCAATACGAGACATTTACGACGAACGATTCCCTGCTATGGCAATGCGTGACGCCAATAAAGCAGCCCCAATAACTGAAGCACAGTATGTCCAACAAGAGGCTGGTTTATGGGAAACCATAGATAAATATGGATTGGGCCCGTATGTCACATCAAGAGAGATGGCAGGCCAAGACCCTGTGACTGACATGATTGCTCATGGTATTTCAGTTGCAGAGTTCGCTGACCGTGCACAAGACGCAGAAGAAATGTTGTATAACGCTAACCCTGAAACGGTGGCAATGTTAAAACGAGACTATAAATGGGATCGAGATGACTTCATGGCAGCTATGGTCGATCCAGATTTTATGGGAGATGGATCTTTAGCTGAAGCAAAACGAGCTTATCAAGCTTCGAAACTGGGTGGCATGTCTAAACGTGTTTTGGGAAGCACTTCGTTTTCTAAAGCGACAAATAGATCTTTACTTAATATGGATGTTCAAGAACGTGAAGTCGCAGCACAAATGGGCCAATTTGCAGGTATGACAAGCAGCACAATGTTTTCTTCAGGGATGACAGGCGACGAACTAGCTGAAGGAGTATGGGGATCTGGTAAAGCTAGAGCAGCTATGCGCCGCCAAAACGAAGCTCGTCGTGCAGGGTTCAGTGGAACCACTGGTGGCATGATTAGTAACGCTGGTAATACTTCATTAGGTTCTGTCACTACCACTTAAACTTGCATTGAGCTTTTCTTTACTTTATAATTTGTTTGTTGGCCCCGTAAGGGTGAGCTAACACAAACTTTTTCCATCCGAGGTTCCACCGCTGAGGATGCGTACGTTAGGTGAGTGACATATGACAGACATTGACTCCACTAGAAATAGTGACGATGCTGGCAGTAAATCCGAATCGAAACCGAATTGGCGACGAGAGTTAGAGAACGATTTAAAATCTGAGAGACAATCAAACTCTGAGATGTCAGTCGAACTTGAAGCTTTGAGGCGTGAAAAAACGTTCCGGTCAGCAGGACTTGATCCTGATGATTCTCGTGTTAAGTATTTCGTTAAAGGCTACGATGGTGAACTCGATGCTGAAGCTATCCGACAGGAAGCTATGGCTGCTGGGTTCTTAGGGGAACATAGTGTTCCTGCCCAAGCCGAAGCGATGATGCAAGACACAATGCAAGCGGAGCAGCGTATTCATGCAGCCGGTGAAGGCGGAGATCCGGTGATACCACCTAATCTTATGGAACAATTTAGAGCGGCTACTTCGCAAGAAGAAGTACAGCGATTAGCTGAAGCCAATGGGATGATGTGGAACGCTAGCGTTTGATCTTATTTTGAGGAGTCCTTACCTATAAGGAGTAGCTGCTATGGCAGCCCCCTCAGTAACAACCGGAACATGGGACGATCAGGTACAGGCTGCGTTCGATCAAGTTGCGTATTTCGCTTTGCGTTCGCAACCATTGTTCGAAATGATAGCTGACGTTCGTTCAACAGCACAGACCCACAACGGTTCTAGTGTTAAATTTACTTTCCTTGCCGATCTTGGGCAGGCCACTACAGCGCTTACGGAAAACGCTGATGTGACAGCACAGGCATTGACTGATAGCCAAGTAGACGTAGCTCTTGCAGAGTACGGTAATGCGGTTATCACGAGTGCCAAGCTGCGTGGAACATCATTCCTTAACGTAGACGCTGATGCAGCCAACATCGTTGGTTACAACATGGCTGACTCATTGGACAAACTCGTTTCAAATGAAGCTAATAGTGGTACTAACGTTAACTACAGTGGAGGCGCTGCAAACCGTGGAGCCTTAACTACTGGTGACGAGTACACCGCTGCTGATGGCCGTAAAGCTGTCGCCCAGCTTCGTAGTCGTAACGCTCCCGGCTGGGAAAACGGCAATTACATGGCGATCATTCACCCTGACGTTTCCTACGATCTTCGTAGTGACTCTGCGGTGACTGACGTTATCCAATACCAGTTGTACCAAGACGGAGGACCAATCCGTGCAGGTTCAATCGGTACATTCAATGGCATCGAATACATTGAAAACCCCCGTGCAGGCATGATTGCCGACGGTGGTGCAACTACATTCGATGCTTACCAAACCCTTATCTGCGGACGACAGGGACTTGCAAAAGCATTCTCTCGTGCCCCCGGATTCGGACCTGAGCCAAGCATTGTTGTCGGTCCTGTGACTGACACCCTGCGTCGGTTCAACCCAATTGGCTGGTACCACCTCGTTGGCTACGGCATCTTCCGTGAAGAGTGCCTGCAACGTGTGGAAAGTATTTCCAGCATCGGTGCTAACACCTGATAGTTAGCCCTTAGAGATCGCAGAGGGGTCGGGTTTTCCCCCTTTCCCCGGCCTCTCTGCTCCTCTCTGCTATTATTCATTTATGCCTAAAGTTAACGGAAAGAAGTATCCTTATACCGCTAAAGGTAAAAAGGCTGCTGCTGCTGCAAGGAAAAAGAATGCAAAAACCAAACGGTGACGTAACGATTAGGCCAAAGCCAATCCAAGGAACGAGTAGCACCAATGGCTAGCGGACTTTTTTGCGAAACATTCGAAGCAGCGCTTAAGGATTCTCTTGCGCTTGATTTCGATAATGACACCTTTAAGTGTTTGTTGACAACTGCGTCGTTTAACCCGACTGCTTCAGATTACGAAACCATGTCAACAATGAACGATGTGACTAACGAGTTACCTGCGAGTGGTAATTACTCGACTGGTGGCGAAACATTAACCAGTGTTACGTTTAGTAGTTCTTCGGATGGCACCGGGACATTAAAGTTTGATGCTGCCGATGTTGAATGGACTGCTTCAACGTTGTCTGGTGTGGCGAGAGCAGTTGTTTATGATGACACGCTTTACGCCAGCACAGGCACAAACAAATGTCTTGTTGCTTGTATAGATTTTGGGGGAGCTTTTAGCACAACATCCGGCACATTTAAAATTCAGTGGAATGCTGCCGGTATTTTCACCCTTGATCTGGTTCCATAGGAGTCATAAATGCCTTCATCAAATTACCCAACTTCGTTAGATACAAGTTCTAATCAGGTAACTCCTAGTGCTACCACAGATCTTGATGCATCTAACTATGAGCACGATCAGGTGCATGGTGCAGCTTCAACAGCGCTCATAGCCTTAGAAGCAAAACTAGGTATTAGTGCTTCGCCTGCTGCTTCGGCATCAACGAATGCTGTGCTCACACACACTGGTACTGGCACGACAGCGTGGTCGAACACGATTACGAGCCCAACGATTGCTGGTGCAACTCTTTCCGGCGCTGTTGTTGGTGCGGATCAGATCATGTCAGCGGTTACGCATAAGGATTATGCGGAAACATGCGCTGAGAACGCTGCGTCTGGTGCGGCAGCGACTATTGATTTGAATAACGGTAACGTGCATCATGTCCAGTTGACTGCTAACTGCACCTTTACATTCTCGAATCCGGTTGCTACTGGTGATTCAAGTTCCTTTACTTTAATTTTGGAACAAGATGGTACGGGTTCTCGTACCGCTACGTGGCCTGCTTCGGTTAAGTGGGCTGCTGCTACTGCTCCGACTTTGACGACTACGGCAGACAAGTTTGATGTTCTAGCGTTTACTACTGTTGATGGTGGTACTCGTTGGTTTGGGTTTGTAGCTGGCCAAGATTTCGCATAAGGATTACTGATGCCTCTAGGCGCATTTAAAGCAACAGTCTTAGGTGCTGCCGGAGCGGCAGGGGGCGCTGGGTCAGATCTTGAATATGTTGCAAAACAAGAACTTACTGCTGGTAGCTCACTTATCCAGTTCACTGGCCTTGATACAACTTACGATCATTACCTAATTTTGTGGCGTGCTCGTCACACAAATAGTGGTGATGGTTCAAGTATGAATATCAAAATGAACAGCGATACGAATAATGCTGTTTGGCAACAGAGATACATGTATGATGCACCTGATTCTACTAACCAAGCAAGTTATATAGGCACAACTTATAGCGGTA